AGGACTTACCGAATGTTTCTGCCACGACAATTCTCAGATGAAGCAGATATCGGTCAACGGGGAGCTGTGGACGTACAACTATCATATCGTCTATGAGGGTGAGAAGATTGCCCTTGGCACGAAGGTGACGTGTACGGACAAAGAGACAGGGCGTATAGTCGGTGAAGGTACGGTCACGAAGAATGCCGAGTGCTATTCCTCAGAACTTAAAGGACGTTGCGACCTATGGTTATAGCTGATTGCGATTTCTCTGATGTCGATAAGTTCTTTCAGGACGGAAAGGCAGAGGTGAAGAAAGCCGTTGAAAGAGTGGGCGACGAAGCTGACGCATACGACGTTGAGCATGGCGACTATCAGAACCGCACGGGAACGCTCCGCAAGAGCAACCGCCATGAGGTAGATGACAATGCCAATCTGACGCTCATCAACGACGCTAAGAGCAAAGAGGGATATGCTTACGCATCCGACGTTGAATCGAAAGGCTATCAAGTCAGAAGCGGTGGTGCGCTATTCGCTGAAAAGAGATTAAAGGAGATTTTCGAGTAATGATAATGACGAGTGACATAGCTGATATTCTGTACCGTGACTGCCAGCAGTTCGGTATCAGTGCCATCTATCGCAAGGGAAATGTTCCCGAAGTGACAGGTGGCAAACTCACGGCTGAACGTATCGTCATCTTGCCGAAGCGACAACAGCCAGGCAAGCAGTGGATAAAGGATTTCGTGGAGGTGAACCTTTGCGTACCAAACCTTGAAGGTGATGTTGCAGACCTTGGCAGACTTCAAGAGCTGGAGCGCATGGCAAAGACCACCCTTGACCACAAGACGGGCATGTTCGACGGCACTCGCTATCATTACGCGATAGACACGATAGATGGCACTGCCAAGGATTCCGACATCAAGTGTCACTACGTGAATGTAAGATTATTGTTCAAAGTTTTAAATGTTATTTGATTATGGCTGATAATGCAAATGTTATTTTGTCTGCTATTGACATCAAGAAGCTGTACTATTGCGACCCTTCGCTGGTATCTGCTGACTTGACCGAGGCAGCTGTGAAGGCTCTGCTGGCCAACCAAGGCGTAAAGGAACTCATCAACGTCCATCAGGACACTTGGACGATTGAAGAGACAGAGGCTTCGCAAGAGAGTTACCGCAATCAGCTCAATGGTGAGGTGTACCGCAAGGGAAAGAAGCAGATGGGCGACCTGAACTTCAATTTCACCCTTGGCCAGTACGACTATCCCACAAAGGCTGCTTTCCTCGGTGGAACTGCCACCGCTACGTCATGGAAGCGCGCCCGTGGTGCCGTTGACATCCACATGTGTCTGATTGCCCTCACGGATGATGACCAGTACGCCATCCTGCCGTATGCTTCTATCGCTGGACGCGAGAACACTACGGACGGAGCTGTCGGTCTTCCCGTCGTAGGCTCTATGGTGTCACCCAAGACTGCTGCCATCGCGCCTGAGTATTGGTTTGACAAGGCTGCTGTTGACGCTGCAAACGCAGGCTGATTGACAGACAGAGAGTAATCCATTGGGGTGGTTAGTGGAGCATTCCACCGACTACCCCTTAATTTTTTCAAGAGAGATATGAATCAAGCAGCAAAGTTAGTGAGCAGTGCCATCGTAGGTGCTGACTTCAAGCTGGTAGAGGTGAACGGCAACATGTACCCCGTTAAGCCTCCCACCATCAACCGCGTTGCAGGTGCTGTCGCCTGTCTGAGCGGTCTCGCACTCAATGACGGTGCAACGATACGCGATGTGTTGAATACTCAGGAGAATGCAAGGGAATATGCCCGTGCGCTCTCTTTCCTTATACAAGAGGACTATGAGCTTACCGATGAACTTGCCAAAGGCACATACGATGAGGTCATAGAAGCCCTTGACACCGCCTTTGGCATGATTTCGGGGCGGTCTTTTTCGATTGCTGCCAGCTTGACGAAGAGCGCAAGCGCGCTGGTAGCAAAAAGCCTCAGATAATAGGAGGTCAGACCCTGATAGGTCAGATAGCCACATACATAGATAGCTTGCATCTATCGTATGAAGAGGTGGTATATAAGATACCGCTTCGCGTGCTCCAGCTGATGATGCGTGACAAGCAGCATGAAGCGGTGGGTACGGTTGTAAGAAGAACAAGCGGTCGAGACATGGCCGCAAGGAGAAAGAGAAACCAACAAAAAGAATAAGATATGCCAGTATTAGCGTTCAAGGTGCAGGCTGATTGGGAGAAGGTAGTCCGTCTGCGTGAAGAGATAACGAAGCTGAAAGCCGAGATGAGAGGTATTGATGCAGTCAACTCCCCTGCAGCCTTCAACACCCTCAACCAGCGGCTGAAGCAGTGTACCACAGAGTTTAACAACCTCACCACCGAGGCTGTTCAGGCAGGTGCGAAGATTGAGAGCGGTTTCAAGAAGAGGATATTCGATGCCCAGCAGGTCGTTAATGGCCTGTCGGAAGAGATTATCAAGCAACGTAAGATTGTCGCTGACACCACCGATGACTTGAAGAAGCTCACAGAGCAGTACCGAAACCTCAAAGCCAACGGACAGAACCTTGCAGCCTCCAACATGCTTCCGCAGCTCAACAAGGTCAAGAGTGCGCTCGATGAGCAGAAGTACGCCCTCTTTGAACTCACTCAGGAACGGGCAAAGGAACAGATAAGCGTCAAGAAGCTACGTGAAGAATACCAGCTGTTTGCCAAGGATTCCGATGCAGGCACTGACGCGCTGGCGAAGATGAAGTCACAACTGCTGGGTGTGGGAAAAGGCTTGCTTGCAGGAATGGGGCTGAAAGAGCTTGCAGCGGACATCATCCGTGTACGTGGCCAGTTCCAGCAGGCAGATACGGCCATCGCCACCCTGTTAGGATCAGAAGAGCGTGCAAAGGATTTGCTTTCGCAGGTTAGGGAATATGCAAAGATAAGTCCGCTGGAGTTCGGTGACATCACAGCGGCCACTCAGATGATGCTTGGCTTCAATGTGGAGGCAGAGAAGGTGCCTGGCTTCATCAAGGCCATCGGTGACGTGTCTATGGGTGAGAGCAGTCGCTTCAACTCCCTTACGCTCGCATTCTCTCAGATGTCGGCAACTGGCAAGTTGATGGGTCAGGACTTGAACCAGATGATAAATGCAGGCTTCAACCCGTTGCAGATTATGTCCGAGAAGACAGGCAAGTCCATCGCACAGCTAAAGGAAGAGATGTCGAAAGGTGCTATCACCTCCGAGATGGTGCAGCAGGCTTTCATCGACGCTACGAGTGCAGGCGGCAAGTTCTTCAATATGTCAGAGAATGCCGCCAAGACCATCAACGGCCAGCTCTCCATGATGCACGATGCCATAGATTCTGCCATCAATGAGATAGGCACGAAGTCAGAGGGCATGATAACGACGGGAATATCGGGTATTACCAAACTGATAGAGAACTATGAGACCGTCGGACGTGTACTGCTCGGACTGGCTACCACCTACGGAACATACCGCACAGCCGTTGCCCTTGTGACCTTCGCACAGAACGGCCACACGCTCGCCATGACGATGGCACGCGCTCAGATATTGCTCACGCAAAAAGCGCAAGCCCTCCTGAATGCCACCATGCTTGCAAATCCCTATGTGTTGGCTGCTGTTGCCCTTGGTGGTCTGCTGGGTGTTGTCATCGCTGCATCTGACGGCCTCAATGCCGCCGAGAAAGCACAGCGTGATTTCAATGCCACGTTGGATGAAGCTGTCAATAAACAGAAAGAATACAATGCACAGACGGAACAGGCTATCAGCACCGCCACCAGCGATGCAGCAGCCACAGGCACCCG